ACATCCGCGACGTTCTGGGCAACCAGGAGCAGGGCGACAAGATCGTCGCCAACGTCAGCGGCAAGGCCGTGGAGATGGTGCAGCAGCGCCTGGACATGCAGACGTTCATCTACATGAGCAATCACGCCGTGGGCGTGCGCCGAGGCGGCGAGATTTGGCTCAGCATGGCCCGCGAAATCTACGTTGAGCCAGGCCGCAAGATGAAAGGCATTGGCTCGCAGGGCCAGATGAGCACCATTGAACTGATGCGTCCGGTCATGAGCGAGGACGGCGAGGTCGAGCACGAAAACGACCTGAGCCAAGCCGAGTTCGACCTGGCCGTCGAGGTCGGCCCGAGCAGCAGCAGCAAGCGTGCCGCGACGGTGCGCTCGCTCACGGCAATGATGGCTGTCACGCAAGACCCGGAAGCCCTGCGTGTGCTGCAGGCTGCTGCACTGATGAACATGGAAGGCGAGGGCCTGACCGAGATCAGCGATCACTTCCGCCGGCAGTTGGTGCAGATGGGCGTGATCAAGCCGACCGATGAGGAGGCCGCGCAGATGGCGCAGGCTGGCGCGAATCCTGACCCGAATGCCATATTCCTGCAGGCCGCGGCAGAGGAGGCCCAGGCCAAGGCCGCGAAGGCCCGCGCCGATGTGGTGGCGACCGTGGCCGATGCCGAGCTGACTCAGGCAAAGACCATGGAGACGCTGGCCAAGGTGGGCGGCGAGGGTGGGGGTGCAATGCAGCTGCAACCCGAACCGGCAGCGCCGCAGATCGACCAGAAGACAGCGCTTGAGATCGAAGCGATGATGCTGGAAAACCAACTGCGCCGAAATAGGGTCGAGGCCACTGACGGGCAGATCGAGCAGCTACGCGCCGAGCGCCAGGCAAACGACAGCATGGTGCAGGCATCGGAAGCCATGCAGCAGGCCGTGGCAGGCATTGGTCAAACGGTCGCCGTGATCGGCGAGGCGGTAGGCAAAATGAGCGAGGCCGTTGGGCAGTTTGCCGAATCGAGCAGCCGCAACACCGACAAGGCCATCGAGGCACTCAGCAAGCCCAAGCGCGTGGTGCGCGAAAAGGGCCGCGTCGTCGGCATTGAATGATGCCTGAACTCAGTGGTCAAATAGGTGAACTGCGCTTCACCGTTGAAATCAAGCGCAAGGACACCGGCAAGGTCGAACAGGTCGAGCTTGTAGGGTATTTGGACGAAGACAAGCTGAAGGAGCTTCAGAATGGCGGTAACCCACAGCACAGCAGCCCGGAACGCTGCGACTGATGCCGTCACGGCGCTGATCGGCGCCAGCGGCAATCTGGTGTTTCGTATCAGCCCGTCTACGGTTGCGGCTCCAGGCACGGCAGCGGCAACACTGCCTCTGAGCGCTACGGCGTTTGGGGCTGCGTCCAGCGGCACGGCTACGGCCAACGCGATCACCAGCGACACCAACGCGGCAGGCAACGCCAGTCCGGTGGCCTTTGCCACGCTGCAGACCTCAGGCGGCACGGTGGTGATTCACTGCGCGGTGGCGGCATCGGGCTCGGACATCAACATGACCAACGGCTTAACGGTGGCCTCTGGCGATACCGTAAGCTGCAGTTCGCTGACCTACACTGCGCTGAGCGCGTGACATGGCTGCACAAGGCACCACCACCGTAAATTTCGGCGGCAGGGCCACTGATACGTCGGTGGCTGTGTCTGAGCCGTCCATCACGGGCTCACAGTTGGTAGAAGCGTGGATCTTCCCTGCCACCACGGCCACCAACACGGTGGACAACCACTGGGTTGAAGAGTTGAGCGTGGTCGCTGGGCCTCCCGTTGCTGGGGTTGGCTTCACGATCTATGCGAAGGTATCAACGGGTTTCGGGCACGGCGTTTACAACGTCGGCTGGGTATACAACTGAGGAACTGACATGAGCGTTTCACTCATCGGCAAAGACGGCACCAGTATTGCCACCATCACCAACGGCGTGCCTGTGTTTACGGGTGATGCCGCATCCCCTGCTGGCGTTGGCTCATTGCGGATGTTCAGTGAGAACGATGCGGGGACCGTTACCGGCACGCCCACCCTGTCTAGCCCTGAAACCACGAATGACCATCGTCTTCGCACTGTCAACGACACAATCCTAGACGACGAAGTATTCTGCTACGCCAACCAGAACACGGGCAAGCACTCATACGCGGCCACCACGCTGACGATGGCGCTGACGGGCAATGCGCTGGTCACCAACAGCGGCAATATCACGACCATTAACACGGCGGCCTTCTTCCGTACTCAGCAGTATTTCGAGCTGTGTGGAAGCCAGAACGCAACGACTGTGGTGTTTGAGGCGGCTCTTTCTGCTGCGCTGGCAACGAACACCACGATTGACTACGGCATGTTCCTGCAATCAGGGTCTTCGCCTTACGCGCCAACGGACGGCGCGTACTTCAGGATCACTGCTGCCGGTTTCCAAGGTGTCATCAACTTTAACAACGCTGAAACCACGACCAGCATCTTCCCGTTTACGCACACGATCAACCAAGTTTATGGGTTCAAGATAGTCATCAACACCGATAAGGTGCAGTTCTGGATCAATAACGTTTTGTATGCAACGCTGACTACGCAAGTATCTAACGGTGCTCCGTTTGCGTCACAGAGTCTGCCGTTACAAATTCGCCATGCGATTGGCGCTACGGCGGCGGGGGCGGCGTTGTCTTTGCGGGTGTTTACGTACAACGTCCAAGTCAACGACCAGACCAATCTTGATTATTCAAGCATTGCAACCATCCGCGGAGGTTCGACGCAGGTACAGCAGGGCGCTACGACGGGCGGTCAGTTGACGACCTATGCACTGGGCGCTGAGCCTGCTGCGGTTACGTTGACGGCCAGCACTGCGCCAGCAACCAACACGCTAGGCGGCTTGTTTCTGTTGCCGACGGTCATCACTCCTGCGGCCAGCGATTACCCGCTGTTTGCGTGGCAAAACCCGGCAGGCACGGCTGCAATTCCGGGCAAGGTCTTTGTCTGCACTGGCGTGATCATTGGCGAGTTGTCTGTCACTACGGCGCTGACGGGTGGCCCCCTGTTGCTTCAATGGGCGGTTGGCTATGGCTCTACCGCATCAAGTTTGGCAACGACTGAATCCACCACGTTCACCGCAGGCGGCACGACCAAGATCGCTCGGAAGATCCCGCTGGGCGCTCAGAGTTTGGCTGCGACGTCTGGTGTTGGTGTGATCTCTCCCGGATTCCAGCGCAGTTTTGCCGATGCCCCGCTGCCGATCAACCCGGGCGAGTTCTTGCACATCATCCTGCGGATTCCGGGCGGTACGGCAACGTCTGCTGGCGCTCCTCGTGGCTCTGTGGCTGTGCTCGGTTACTTCCGGTAAGTAAACCATGTCTCTGCTGCTTGCGTCAGGCGGCGGGGCAGTAACTCACGACGCCACCGGGGCGCTGGTTGGTTCTGGTTCGGCAGTCAATGGAACTGCCAACCGTACCCGAGCACACGCTACCACTGGGGCGCTGATAGGCCCCGGATCAACCGTTGCCGGGTCGTCGGCACGGTTCAGAGCGTTTGCCACCAGCGGCGCGCTGGTGGGTGCTGGCTCGATCATCGTTGGTGCGGCAGAGTTGATCCAACAGCAGCCGCAAGGCGGTGGAGGCTCTGGCAAAGCCAAGGCCGGGGTGCGCAACCGCAACCGCGACCCCGGGCGCGGATGGGCCAACGAGCGGGCGCAACTCGAACAGAGCTTGATTGATTTTGAGCAGCGGCAGCGTCTCAATGACATTGCTCAGACTCTAGAAGACTCCGAGCGCCCGCAGGCCAGGCGCATCGCCCGCAAGCTGGCCGACTACACCGGAGAGGCCGCCCAGGTCGAGAGCCTGCGCCGTGAACTCGCCAAGCTGGAACTGGCCCAGCGCGAGCGTGTGGCCGGTGAGCAGTTGCAGGCCCAGCGCGAGGCCGACCTCCAAGCCGCAGCGCAGGAACTGCGGGCCATCCTGCGCGAAGACGAGGAAGTGGTCGAGATCATGGGCATGCTGCAAGACCTGGAGCGCAATCAGGTGCTGGGCGTGCTGGGGCTGACGATTCACTAGCCAACCGGCTAGACGGCAACCGCGCAGCCGGTAATGCGCGAGATGAGGAAGATCATGGGAATCAAGATCGAAGTAACGCAGCCTGACGGCACCACCGAAGTCCACGATGGCGACGAAGAACGCGACACGCCAGACGCAGCAGAACCCGAGAAGCCCCAAGCCGACGCCGACCCCGCGCCTGAGGCCGAGGCCGCACCAGACGCGGAGCAAGACCCGGCCGTCGCTGACGAGGTGACGGTCAGCATCGGAGACGAAGCACCACCAGAAGAGGAAAACCCGTCAACCGCAGCGTTTGCGCGGATGCGCATTGAAACTAGAGAACTTCGGAAGAAAATCCGCGAGTACGAATCCCGCGAGCAAGCCGCACCGGCCGCGCCGAAGCCCCTCGTCGGCCCAAAGCCGAAGCTCGAAGACCACGACTACGACACGGACAAATACGAAACCGCGCTGGAATCCTGGTACCGCAGCAAGGAGCAGGCCGACAAAGCCGACTTCGAGGCCAGGCTCCAGGCCGAAGAGGCGCAAAAGGCGTGGCAGGCCAAGCTCGACGGCTACGG